TCACATGGCAGAGAAGAAGAAGATCAGTTGGAATCCGGATGAGGTAATTAAGCGTCCGATGGACAAGGAGATGGAGGCAGAGCGCGCCAAGATTGGACTAGCCGAAGAGGCCCCTTCGCTCCCGCTCACCGAGGAGCAGAAGCGCGCACGCGCAGATCGCTTCGTCTGGAAGCCGGGAGACTTGCGCCGAGTTCGCTAATGCCCCGCGTGTTTGCGGTTACGCGCGCGCGCAAGCACGCAGACCACGACCAGTCCGACCACGGCAACCGCGATGGGGCCGGAGAGGCCAGAGCGCCGCAGACCGTATCCGGCATTGTGAAGTTGGCCACAGAGTCCAAGGGCGGGGCAGAACTGCTAACTAAGGTTCTTGAGGCTCGCGGCGTAAGCATGAAGCCTGTTATTGGAGACATGACACCAGAAAACGGCAAACGGATTTATCGCGGATTTACGGATGATAAATACGCTCGTGAGTTCATTGCCGGAAAGGACAAAATTCGGGCCGGATACTCAATTGCTCCGGGAGAAAAACTAACTCCATACACATGGGGTGCAGGAATTTACGCAACGAGCGAATGGGAAGAGGCCAGAAGTTACGCTAAAGACGAAGGCATGGTAGTTGCCATGCAGTTCGCCCCGGGTGCGAGAATTGTGCAAGGAGAAGGGATGTGGACTGACATTCCTGGTATCCCGGATGATTGGTCAGGCCAGGATTGGGGTAAGTTTGGCGGCACTATTTCTGACCTGCACAATGCGTATTGGGCAGCGCAAGGCTACGACGCGATTGACCTTGGGCGAGAAGTAATTATTCTGAATCCCGGAGCCGTTACGGTAGACATCTACTCTGCCGACAGGGCCGGCGTTGATGTTGGCTGGCCCAAGATGCCAGGTAAGTCGCTCAAGCATGAAGCCGGGCCAGAGCACGACCAAAATGACCATGGAAGTTGGGCCAGGGGAGGGGCCGGAATTCTTAGAGAAATGCGACCAAAAGAAGCAAAGGCATTATCCCGGTATGTTTCGTCTTCGTTTGGAATCAACCGAATGCTGCGCAAAGACCCAAACTACACGACAGAAGAAATTGCGGCGCTGGACTCAATCCTGAGTAGGTCCCCGGCAACTTCAAGTGAAATTACGCTATACCGAGGAGTCCAATTTCAGTACGGGGAGGAATTTGTAGAGGGCCAAGTATTTACTGATTCGGGATTTATGTCGCTTTCAGAAGATAGTGCTGAGGCAACAAACTTTACAAGACCAACAACCGTGTTTGACGAATTAGGAAATCAGCAAACAAGGTCTGGAGCAGTATTGCACATCACGATTCCAAAAGGGACACAGATTCTTAATGTTGGCGGAACCATGGCAGTAGACACAAGGCTCTCAGAGCATGCCAACGCCTTTGGTCACGAAAGAGAATGGGTCCTGCCAAGGGGCGCAAGTCTTGAAATTACAAAAGTTGAAGGAGATGCTCTATCTGGAGGAAAGCAAATCTATGCCACGCTTGTTCCGGCCCCAGTAAAGTCCCTAAAGCACCTAGACGGCGAACACGATCAGGACGATCATGGCAGTTGGGCATCTGGCATTACCGGCGGTAAGAGGTTGCCAGCACCGGAATTTGCAGCCAAGGTGGTTGCAAAGGCTGCTGAGTCTCGCGGTGGAAAGTCCGGAGTTCAGCAACTTGATTTGTCTAACACAAGTTCGTTTGCGGAAATCAAATCTGCTTCTGACAAGATTACGGAAGCCATTGACAAAGAAATGGGCAAATGGCCAAACATGTACGCTGAACCACGAGTTGAGCCAACGGAGCAACAAAAATTTCTAAAGCAGTTTAGTGACGGAGCAGACTTGATGAGGAATACCCTTTATTCTGCCAACGAAGGAGAAATTGGCCGGAATAAAGACTTCCAGTTCTTTGTGGCTACCGGTGTAGACGGCACTACCCCGGTTGGTACGCTGGTGTACAGAAATTTCACAAGAGAGAATGTTGGAAACAACCCGTACCTCACAGGGCATGAAGATAAGTGGATGGAGTTGACCAACATTGGCACTAACGGTCTAGAACCGGGAGTTGGAACCAGGCTTGTAACGCAAGTCCTGGGAGCGGCAGCAGAGAGCGGACGAGGGGTTTGGTTGAACGACCCATACGATGAGGCCGCCGGGTTCTACAAGGAGTTAGGCTTTGAGATGAAATACAAACAGGGCGACTGGATCGGCTACATGGAGCCGGAAACCGTCCAGGAGTGGTGGAAGTCGTATGAAGCAGCAGGGGGCAAATAATGTACGACGAGGTTCTACCCAAGAAACTTCGCGACAAGATTCTGCGCGACCTTAAGGCCAAGCCGGCTAAGGCCGTAAAGCATGAAGCCGGCCCGGATCATGACCAGGCAGACCACGGGTCTTGGGCCAGCAATACCGGCAGTTCGCCAGACGATGTAGACAAGACTGACCTGGGAACAGCAATGGAGTACATCCCCGCTGGCCCCACGGCGCTATTGGACCGATGGACCTGGAATGGATACTCGGACCTAAACTCCTACTTGCGCGACCCAGTACAGCGCGAAGGAATGTCTGACAAAGATCGCGCGGCAGTTGAACTTATGAGTCAAGACATGGAGTCGCTTATTAAAGACCAGACTCCAATAGACGCAGACACTACGCTGTTTCGCGGAGTTACCGGCCTTGGCCAGGTCCCGGAAGTTGGAAGCGTCTTTACGGATCAAGGATTTATGGCCACATCCGTCAGCGAAAAGGTAGCCATGGACTTTGTTCTATTTGGCGACAATCCGATGCTATTCCACATTGAAACCCCAGAGGGAACTAAGGTTCTGTTTACAGATGAGTACACATCTCGCGACAGAAAGGAAGGCGAGGCAGTATTGCAGCGCGGAACATCCTTAGAAATTACTGCAACAGAAAAGACAACTCGCCCAATTGTGCTGAGGTACAACAACGAACCAGTAGATAAAGAGATCACAATTGTGTACGCCAAGATTGTTCCAACTCCAGTCAAGTCCCTAAAGCACGGCGACCATGACCAAAACGATCACGGGGCCTGGGCGCACGGTGGCAACCTGGAAAGCAACCCACCACTATCCGGAGCATCAAGGCGTGAGGCTGATAAGACTTTATCGGCCATGTACAACACAAACGATCTCAATGGGCCACTAGCGGACAAACTTGAGATGACTGATTTGCAAGTTTATGCGGCCCAGCACTATCGCAGTACCGGGTACATGGAAATAAACAATCTCCTTCGCGGCGATGGAAGCGATTGGGGAAGGGAGTTCTCCCCGGCAGACATTAGGGCAATAGAACTGCTGGATGAGACAATGCAGAAGAGCACGCTAGACGAGTTCACTACTGTGTACCGTGGCACGCACATGATGTCCGGAGAGGCCAGTACCTTCCTGGACGGACTGAAAGTTGGAGAAGTTTACACCGACCCTACATTTGTTTCTACCACTAGAGACGAAGATGTAGCAAGGGACTTTGCTCTTAACCGAGCGCCAGACGACGCAGCGGAAAACAGGACAAGCATTATTTGGGAACTAGTCGCCCCGAGCGGAACCTCCGCTATTGACATTGAGAAGTTGTTTCCCGGATACGGCAGTCATGAAAGAGAAGTCCTGCTTGGGCGAGACACGCATTTCCGAATCCTGGGCAAGGAAGATGGCGGCTACGGCCCGTCAGGTGAGCCAGTAATCAGAATTAAGGCAACTGTTATTCCGACGGCAGTAAAATCCCTCAAACATGGTGACCATGACCAGTCCGATCACGGAGCCTGGGCTAGAGGTGGCGGAGTTCTGGCCCGAAACGCTGACAAGTTTAAGGAGGCTGGCGGCAAGACGACAAGCCATGTATTTAAGACCGAAGCAGCAATGATGAAGAAACTAGTAAAAGACATTACCGGACTCCATAAAGACAGAGACAGCATTGTAAAGGCCATTCACGCACAAGAGGATAAGGGCAAGGACGCTGCTGCGCTATACCGAAAGAAACTCGGTATAGACCTGTTGCAGAAAGCATTGCAGCCACAGGAAGACTACAGTTCTAATACAAGAGTTCTTATTGCTCGCGGGCCAGACGGAAAAATGTGCGGTGCGTTGTCGTACTACGAGCCGCAAGGCGAGCCGTTTCTTACGGTGCAGTTCCTTGGTTCAACGCAAGATGTTTCTGGCACAGGTACTGCCCTCATGCGCGAGGCTATGCAGATTGCCCTGGACGGCAACAGGACCTTTGCAGTTCTGGAGCCAACCGAAGACGCTCGGCCATGGTACGAGTCCCTCGGGCTTGGCGAGATGGTGTTTGACCGACGGTCCAACAGCAAATACTACGAAGTTGGGCCTGACGCGCTTAAAGAGATTCTTGGCAGTCCAGTCAAGTCTCTCAAGCACGGCGACCATGACCAGGCCGATCATGGCAGTTGGGCAACCGGAGGCGGCGAATCGCGCTCAAAGGAATCTCTTGAACTCTTTGCAAAGGATGACCCTGAAGCGTACATAAACAAAAACGAGCGCGAGGAGTTGGCAAACAAATGGAGCGAGAAACTTGATCGTCAGATAACTGAGCAAGATGTGCTGTCTGTAGACAACTATAAAAGGTGGGGTTCCGCAGAAATTAACCAGTATTTGCGTGGCCAATCAGAACCGAACAGCGAACGGAAAGGGTATGTACAAGACCGTGTAGATGGAATTAGAAACCTAGCGAAGCCATTAGATCGCGACACCGTTGTGTACCGGTGGGTCCCAAATGCAACCTCTACTGGGGACCCAATTTCAGGTGTGTTGCAAAAAGCGTATGAGGACGGCACGGCCGTGTCGGACTCTGGGTTTATGTCTACCTCTACAGAGGTTACAGGGGGACAGGCATGGGGAAGAAACTTTATTGCAATTGAAGTGCCGGCGGGAACTCCAGTTGTAGACTTTGACGATTGGATGCCAGAGTTAAACGCAGAGAAAGAAATCTTACTAATGCCAGACACAGAAATGATGCTGACTTACGCAGAAACATTAGAGGACGGATCAAAACGGTTTGTTGCATCAGTTGTGGGGCCTGGAACCAAGTCTCTAAAGCATGGCGACCATGACCAATTGGACCATGGCAATTGGGCCACGGGCGGAGGGTTCCGCAAGGTGTCAGCAAACGAATTTGAGGAAGCCTACAAACGGAACTCTGCTTCAACTATCCTCCCAACAAATGAAGGCGTGCGCCGTTCCCTTGCCCTGTATTCAGCAGCCAAGATAGACGACGATGATGGAACTCCAGTACACGCCTCTATTAACTCGGCCCTTCGCGAAGGAAGAACCCTAGACCAAGCCCTTCGCGAGTTAGAGCCGGAAGACAGAAAGGCATTTAAGGAATTTGATAAGCAGTTCCAGCCTACGGATAAAGGCTGGAAAGAAGTTCCCGCTGTCCTGATCCAAGAAACCAGGCTGTTCCGAGGAATGCCAGCCTTGTTGTACCCGGAAGATGTTGAGGCGCTTCGCTCTGGCCAGCCATTTGACTTCGGGTTTGGCATCCTAAAACCAGGCGATGTTGTTGCAGATGCGGGCTACGGGTCTACAAGTACGGATGCGCGCCACGCGCAGTATTTCGGTGACAAGCCAGTAATCCCACCGGACGAACAAACAGAAGATAGCCCTGAGCAAATCGCAGTTGTTTGGCAGATAACCGCGCCAGAGGGGACTCCTGCCTTGTCAGTCAATCACAACATTGACCCGGCCGACCAGGTGTATGGGGAAGAGGAAATTATCCTTGCGCGAGATACTCACTACGAGATCACCAATGTCACATACAACGCGGCCGGCTCGGTCTTAGTTGAGGCCAGGGTTATCCCAACCCACAGCACAACCAAGCCATAAGGTAGACTCCACCCATGGCATTTGTAGACTCCAGTATCGCAGCCGCAGTAGCCGCTCGGGTAGCCACCGTGACGGTTGCCTCCACCGTTGCCGCCATCCGGGGGGCTACTGCGGCCCCACCTGACAAGTTGCAGGTTCTTCCCTACGCGGTAGTCCTCCCGAGTTCAGACCGGGTTGAGCACTACGCATCCGCGCGCAAGGTGACCTGCTCATTTACCGTCCGGCTGTACCTGGGCAGTCCTCAAGACTTTGCCCGACGGTTCCCGGCCCTCCACACTTACCGGACCGCACTCCGGGACATCTTTGTTGGCGATGTGACCCTTGGTGGTCTGGTAGACTTGGCCACAGTTGATTCCACCCGCATCGGTGCAGACATGTATGCTGGGGATGAGTTCGTTACGGTGGAAGCCACCGTCACATGTGTGAAAGGGGAAAGCCTTGACTACCAAGCCTGAGACTACTGAGAGCGCAACAATCACGGTGGTGCTGGTAAAGCCCCTTGCCGATGGCAACTTTATTCCCGGCGTTAAGGCCGACGGAACTGCATCCGAAGTTGATCGGGTGTATGCTGCTCCGTACCTGAAGGCTGGGCTTATCAAGGAGTTCGTGGCTACCGAAGCGCCACGAGTTACCAAGGTCGCTTCGGAAGTAGAGGAGTAAGACATGCCAGTCTCAACCGCAGGTAACATTCTATTCACCAAGGCAGTTGCCTTCGGTGAGACAACCTACGGCACGATCCCAACCCTTACCTCGGGCGGCCGTCGTCTCGTTACCTCCCCGACCGGCATCATCAACCCAGGAACCAACATTGAAGTTGGCCAGGACCGATCAGTTGCCCTTCGCAACCCGATCCTTTCGTCCACCAATGTCGTTGTGTCCCAGGAGCCAACCATCAGCCTAGACGCGCCAAGCCTCTCCCTTGAAGATTGGGTGTTCTACCTTCAGGGAATTAAGGCAGTCTCACCAGTTGGTGCGGCCAACCCATACACCTGGACTTACGACATCAGCATGACCGCAAGCAACTCACCGAAGTCATACTCCATTGTCATGACCGATGGCGTTCAGGCTTTTGTGACGAACTACAGCATGTTGACCAGCCTGAGCATCTCGGCGGACCGCAACGGGCTTACAACTGCGCGCGCTGAGTTCTTTGCCCAGTCGCTCGCTAAGGACAGCACGACACTTGCTGACACAGTTCAGTCGTCAGTTACCTACATGCCGGGCCGACTGTGGAAGCCATACTTCCATACTTCGTTCCCGTCGGTCTCAGAGGGTACGGCGTACTCGTACCTGCTTGACTGGTCCCTGGACATTACCCCAGGCAATGCGCGACAGGCGTACCAGAACGGCACGCTGACTATGGCAACGCATGCCGAGTCCGAGCCGTTCACCGGCAACATTCAGATGACTGTATCGGCCAACGCATCGGCTATTAGCGAACTCTACGACGCATACCAGTCGGCAACGACCAAGTACCTGCGCCTTGAGTGGACGAATGGCCTGGCTTCAACGGCGCTTCGCAGCGCAAACATCTGCCTGGCCTTCATTCCAACAGAGGTGACCCCAATCGCGAATGCGGAGGACGGCCTCACGACCGTTACTGTGCAGGGGCAGTTGGTCACGGATGTTGCGACATCCAAGACCCTGCTCGTTGAGTTGAAGAACGGCCTGTCAACAGCGCCGTAAATAGTAGATAGGAGGGCATAATGACTGACGAAACAACTCCAGTAGTGGCCGCACCGGTAGCGGCTGCGCCAGAGCCGGTTGCCGAGGTAGTGCCAGTTGCACCACCCACGACCAAAGAGATTCAGTTGCGCGCACCGTTTGATGGCTGGAAGGCCGTCATGCAGGTCCGCCGAGTTCCGGCTCGCGTGCTGATTGACCTTCAGTCACCAGTCTTTGACAAGCAGTTGGGGACGGTGGCCAAGTTGGTCAAGAGCCACAACTTTACAGATCCAGAGACCGGCCAGCACTACGACGACATCCTGGACGCACCAATTGAGGCGTTGACGCAGTTGATGGAACTCTGGGGAGAAGCGGTAAGCAACATCCCCCCTATGTGAGGACGGCGGCGGCCCGCCTTAGCGTTGGCCACTCCGCTGTCCCACCCGCTGAACTGATCTTCTACATCGTTGGGAAGGAGTTCGGTATCGCACCCTGGAAGTTGGCGCAAGAGGATGCGGCTGATGTCATGGCCGCATACGCTATCCTTAGAGAGATGCAACCCAAGCCTCAACCAAAGGGGAACAAGCGTGGTATTTAGCCTATTCGGCAACAGCAAGAAGTCGGTATCCCTGAGCATTGAGAACGATGTACTTGGGACAATTGACCGCCTGCGCCTCCAGTTGGCCGCCGGATTTGACGACCAAGCCGTAGAGCAGTTCATTGGCCAGGCGGCCCTAGAGGGCGCTATGTACTTAGAGCCATTTATGGAAGCCGCAGCCCCGGTCGGGTCAGCAGCAGACGGCGACCCGCATCCGGGCCGGCTCGCAAACTCTATTGTTTCCCGAGTTGGCAAGTACAAGAAGCCGTCCGCCATTGTTGGTATTTACCCAGGCCGGAACCGCAGAGACATGAGTGGCGCGTACTATGGCCGAGCAGTTGTTTCCGGAACCGGAACTACCTGGTCTAGGCGCGGAGCCATTCAAGAACGCGCGGACCTACGCAGGAAGTGGAAGGCCCAGGACAAGGCGCAAGGAATTTCCTACGGAGTGGCCCGCAAACAACGCGCAGCGGTCTATAACCGTCGCCTGGAAGCCCTTGGCTTGCTCCAAACCTACGAGCGAACTGCGCTACCCTCCCGTCCGTTCGTGCGAGAGACGGCAAAGGAGTACCGAAGCGAGGTTGCCGATGTTGTAAGGGGTACTCTTACGGCCCTAATCAACGACGAAGCCGCTCGGGCTATTGTTGGGGCAGTACCTCTTACTGCTAAGGGTGACAAGAAGTTGATTCGCTCCCAGGCGGCATACGCCAAGCGAGTCGGGATTGCGGGGTAAACCATGTCTGAGCAGATGAACTTTCAGATCACGGCGCAGAACAATGCAAGCCGTGCCATCAAGGATGTATCCCGAGACCTAGGCGGACTCAAGGGCGCGTCCCAGCGCGCCGGTATGGGCATGAAGGTTGCCTTCGTTGCGGCCGGGGTTGCCATTGCCGCAGCGACTAAGTTTATTACTGACGCGACTAAAGCCGCAATGGAAGAAGAGAAGATTAACAAGCGCCTTATTGGCGTACTCAAGAGTCGGAAGATGGCTACGGCAGAAAGTACGGCCGCCATTGAAAAGCAAGTTGCTGCCGGAAAGAAGTTGGCGTTCTCTGGAGACGAGATCAAGTCCAGCCTTGCATCCATTATCCCGTTTGCAAAGAACACTACCGATGCCATTGCAATCCAGAACGCGGCAATGGAAGTTGCTGCGGCTCAGAACATCAGCCTCAGCAAAGCCTCAACGATTGTCGCGCGCGCGTACATCGGCCAAGGAAAGTCGTTGGCCAAGTTGGGTATCCAGACAACAAAGACCGAGAAAGTCACTACCCGAGTTCTGGTTGCCAATAAGAAGTGGGGAGCGTCGTACAAGAATGTAACCAAGGAAGTCAAGACCGTTATGACTGGACAGAAGGTCCTGGACACCATCATGGAACGGTACGGCGGGACTGCGGCCAAGTCAGCCGAGGGCGTTGAGAAGCAGTTCAAGATGTTTGGAGACACCGTAAAAGACCTTAAGCAAGAGTTCGGTGCAGCGTTCCTTCCCATCGCGCTAAAGATTGCCCAGACATTGAACAAGGACATTCTTCCGCAACTCAAGCCGGTCATTACTGGAGTAGCAGACTTCATTACCAAGAACATTCCAAAGTTCTTGGCCGAGGTAGACCCAATTATCAAGAAGATTGCCGGCCCAGGTGGACTGGTTGAAGGCTTCCTTAAGATGGCTAAAACCGTGTGGGGCGCTAATGGCGAAGGCCCATTGGGCAAGGCGTTTAAGGCACTTGGCGGCCTTGTCAAGGAAATCCTTGGCATGGCAGATAGGGTTATTACCTTCCTGGGGGGCGGATCTGTTTCTGGACCAACCTATACCGGAATTCAATACGGCAGCACCAATCCTGAGTTCATGCCGCAACCTGGTCGCGGCCCCCAGTCGCCAAGCCAGAACATCAGCCTAAGAGAAATTCCCGGAATTGGGCCTTTGCTTGAGGGCGCTGGCGTTGGCGTTAACCGACAAGGAGCGCAAACAGCCGCAGTTGCTACTGTTGGTGGCGCAGTTCTCTCTAAACTTCTATTTGGAAAAATTCCAGGACTGGGAATGCTTGCCTCACTTGGACTTGGCGGGTACATGGCCGGTGGGGCAGACGCGGGAACATCGGCTATGGACACACTTGGACTCTTTGCGGGCGGGGCCGGTACGCTTCAAGCATTGAGTTTCTTTGGCGGCATGATGGGCAACAAGGGCGGCAATGGCGGAATGCCAACAATGCCTCGCGCGGGCGGTGGAAAGCCTGGAATCCTAGGGCGACTTGGCGGCGCGTTGATTCCTTCGTTCTTGCGGCCAAAAGGTGGCGGCGCGGCAGCCGGAATTGCAGGGGCTGCTATGGGTATGGGCGGAGTTGGGGCCATGACCATGAGTGCCAACACGGTGTACCTCAACGCAGCGTCTGTAGTTGGTGGCGGTATGCCAGGAATGGGCGTTCCCGGAGTAGGCATGGGTGCAATGCAAGGACCACCAGTTCCCCCAGGAATGACAAAGCCGGCCGGAAGGTTTGCCAGAATTTCACAAGGATTCAGCAATTGGAAGGGAGCAGTCACCGGATCAAAACAATTTGGCGCGCTTTCGCGATTTGGTGGACGACTTGGGACCGCGTTGTCTATTGGCGGTCAAATGTTGGGCATTACTGGCCCAGGTGGACTCACAAGTGGCGTTGGCCGGCTTGGGTCTGCGGCCGTTGGCGGGATCAAGGCGGCCGGCGCTACGGTCATGGGCGGCGTTTCCGGTGCTGTCGGAAGGGTTGCCTCATCCGGCGTTGGCCGAGTTGCAATCGGTGGCGCAAGGGCGGTTGGTACTGGCGTTGGAGCAGTTGGCAAAGGATTAGGCGCTGTGGGCAAGGGCCTTGGGGCGGTCGGCAAAGTAGCCTCTACCGGACTTAAGGCCGTAGGCGCTGGGGTTCCGCTTATTGGCGGCATTCTTGCAGGGGCAAACGCACTTGCAGAGGGTAATGGAGTTGGCCAGGCTATCGGTAAAGGAGTTGGTAGTGCAGCAGGAACAGCAATTGGTGCTGGTCTTCTTTCGTGGATTCCCATTGCCGGGCCGCTACTTGGCGGCATGATTGGCGGAGCAATTGGGGAAAGTATTGGCGGCGCTATTGGCGAAGCCGTTGACGGCATGGGGCAACCAAAAGGCCCAGCCGTTTCTGCACAAGCAGAGGCGCTTTATGGCGCTGCCGGATCGTATCAGTACGCTATTGGCCAAATGTACTCAAGCACGGCGCTCAACGGAGGACAAGCCCCGCAAATCACTATCAACCTAAATGACAAACCGCTTGATGACATGATTAGCAAAGTTATTGCAAAGACTCCAGGAAAGCCAGGATCTAGGGTATTGCAGTAATGCCAGTTCCTTATCTTCTGTTTGTAGAGGGAGTTGTTGGCGCTGGAGTTGTAGACCCAAATGCTGCGCCTCTTCCAGGAGCAAATGGTTCGGGAACGGCCAGGGACTTGATTGCGTTGCCAACCGGCGAGCAGCAAAGTCTTCCGCGCGTAAGCCTGGAATCTTTCTCTATTACTTCATCTGGTTCTTCTTCGGGGTCGTCTATGACCTTTAGCATTAGTCAGCCAGATGTAACGACAACATACGCCATTACTAATGTGTCTGGAAACGGAACAACCGTGACCTACACGGCCGCAAACAAGTTGTCAGTTGGGTCTGTTGTCACCATCACCGGCGTTACCCCATCCGGGTACAACCTAACCAAGGCAACCGTGGCAAGCGCATCGTCTACCCAGTTCACCGTGACAAACGCGCAAACCGGGGCGTATACAAGCGGCGGAACAGTTGCTATTGTGCCGTTCTTTATGGCTATGGCCGACATGGCCCCAATTCGGTTCTACGACACCCGCTACAGCGCAACTGAGCCTGTGCTGCTGGGGTATGTCACCAATGTTCAGGCCAAGATGCGTGCTCTTGGCATTGAAGTTCAGGTCACCGGGGCAGACCCAATTAACTGGATGGACAAGATTCTTGTCCGTAAGGGAAAGATTGGTACGGCTCGGCAATCGGTTGGAACGATTACCCTAAGCACAACCGCGCGCGCGAGCGACAAAGCCACAATTAACGAGTTGCTTTATTATGTTGACCTCCGCTCGGACGCTGCCACGCGAAGACTAATTAACACCTCTGCCATTTCCGGATCTGGCAAGACGGCAGTTCGGGCGCTATTCCCCGGATACAGCCCATCACCGGCAGTAAACATCTCTGCCGAAGTTAAGCAATTGCCGGTCTCTACCCTGCGTGGGGCAATGGACACGGTGTCAGAAGCGGCCGGAGGGTTTGACACTATTGCCCGAAAGTATTGGATTGACGGCAACGGCCGCATTAACTACAACAGCCGAACTGCCCCAAGCCAGGCTACCGCGCCGTTTGAGATTGTCACCACGGCATCAGAGGTCAACCCAACCGGAAGCAATGGGACAGCGACAAGCAAGATTGCTGCCAGCAACATTCAGGTGCAGTACGACCACGAACAGGTGATTAAGCGGGCATTCTTGCGATGCGGTGACTTTGACTCCGCCTTAGATGACGCAACTGACCCGTACACGCGCACCTACAACCTAAGTGGCAACTCAGGCCCAGGGCTTTCAAGCCGTAACGGCCCACGGCCAGACGCTCTTATTGACCTCCCAGAAGTCAAGGGCCTCACTAATACCACCCGCGATAACTTTATTGACAAGTTCGGTAATGGTCTCCTGGCTATTCGTTCCCAACCGTTGCGTAGCGTTCGCATCACAGTACAGGGAGCAAACCTGAGTCAAACATCAAACCCAGCGCACGACTACGGCTACACCCAGGGCTACCGATACACCGGCTCTGCCTACACGCTGGTCTACTCTGTTGTTCCGGACCAATGGATCAAGGTGTCTGCCCATGCGCTTGGAATCGCTGGCGAATTGCTTCGCATTGAGGCGGTAACATGGTCATTCGCCAAGGGGACCACGGAGGCAACCCTGGAGATTGAGTGCGATTGGCGACGCAGAGGCCTGATTGAAAGGATTGGGGGCTAATGCCAACTGAACTTGGATCTAATGACGGCGCTTTTTCATCTTTCAAGGGCGACATTATTGCCGACACCGATGCACCGCTGATTTCTACGCAGTCAACCGGTGGGCAGTCGTATGCCCTTGGGTCTTCGCTGTCGGCCGGCATCTACACGATGGTCCAGAACGGCACATTTAAGGCAACTCCTCCAGATCCTGAAGCAGCAATTTCTGATCCGGACAATTCGTTGCCGTATTTCTCTTTGGAGTCCAACTATGTCTCCGGCGCACAAATTACGGCCACCTCTGTTGAGGACTCAACCGTTGCCTCTGGCCGAAAGATTCGCTTTACCATCCCAGTCGGCACGGCCGTTGGGCAATACCTTCGCTTGGTTCGCTATGTCGCAGTCCCGGGTAGCGTGGCCCGAACCTTTACCTATCAGCCAAGGTCCGCGTGGAAGAGCACGAGTTCAACAACACAGGTTGTCGCAAATCTACAGGCGCAGTTTTATCAGAATGACATTGCGACAACAACAGGAACAAGCCAAACCCGTGCGTCAACCCTAGCAACCATTGCCGCATCTACATGGGCGTGGGAACTATTTGCAAACCCCGGTGGCACTCCCTCTATCCCAACCGATGCGGCGTTTATCCGAGTTGCCGTTGGGGTAACGGTAGACACACTTACAACAAGCGAGTGGACGGTAGACCTGCACGAAGTTCGGATTGACCACGGCTCAATTCAAGAAATGATTACCGATCAGCAAGACCCTGGTCGCTACGGGTACGCAGTAATAAACATGGACAACGGAAAGTTAAACATCCGATCTAACGAGGCTGGTGTTGTTGGTTCTAGCCCAATGGTTTCGCTGTACTCAAAGCAGGGAAGCATTGGACTAGACGCGAGTTACGAAGGAATAAATCAGACAATTAGCGCCGCAAGCAGAGCGGGATCAACCGTAACTATTACAACCAGCGCGGCGCACGACCTTGAAGTTCTGTATTGGGTCAAGGTTGCTGGACTTAGCGGCGCGGCTGGAACAAGCATGAACGGAACATTTCAGGTGCTCTCTAAGACGGCCACGCAGTTCACCTACACGGCCGCTGGAACGGCCGGATCGGCAACGGTCACGGGGGCAACAGTCAAGACCGCTCCCGCTCAGGGCAACATTCTGCTTACGACTGCAACCAATGGGAATGTGATTGTTAACCCGGGTGGCGTTCTTGTGACGGGAACCTCTGACTTTAGTGGAGACGCAACGATTGGAGGAGACTTAGGGTTAAGTGGAGACTTGAACATTGGCGTGTCAGACACGAGCGTCGCGGGCGCAATCATCTTCAAGGGCGGCAACGGCGGCAGTATTCGCGCGTTCAGCGCGGGAGCGGGCAACGATAGTGTTGCAATTAAGAACACCGATGGATCGGCCTACGCTCCGCTTGTTGCCGATACCTTCTTCCCCGGTGGGCAGGGATCATTTCGCTTGGATCACGACGGCAACTTTGACTTAAACGATTCGCTAGATGTCACGGGGGCAATTACGGCAACATCAACGATTACCGCAGCAGGTTTCAACTCATCTGGAACGGTTACAAACACTAATGGTTCGTATTACGCAGACACACCGACAACTACAACGCAAACAACCAGCGCAGCAATTTGGGTCTTGAGCACGGGAACAAACTACCAACTACGCAGAAACTCCTCATCGGCAAGATACAAAACCAACATCGTTGACGCTGACAATAATGTTGTTGAGTCCGCGCGAAAGATAAGACCAAGGCACTACGACAGCACAATTGCAGATGAGTCTGGCGCAACACGCCTTGGATTTATTGCAGAAGAGGTGCATGAATCGGGATTGACACACGCGGTAGGGTATGATTCCGACGGATTACCAGAGTCAATTGACGCAACCGCGCTTATTGCGGCTCTGTATGCCCGTGTCAATGACCTAGAAACAAGGCTAGAAGCCCTGGAGTCCAAATGACCGAATCACAAGCACGACAGATTATTTCGCGGCTTGACGCTCAGTCTGCAAAGATTGACGCGCTCAAGACCGAGATTGACCAAATGCGGGGTGGCTTGGCCGTCCTCAAAGGTCTTGGTGGGCTTCTCGGAGTTGGAGGGATTGGCGCGCTGTTGGCGTGGCTGCAAAGCCAGGGCAAGTAATGCACCGCGTCGCCTTATCGTTGCTTGCGGCCTTTGTCTTGTGGCGCGCAGTTCCGGTCAGCGCAAGCCAATGGACCTTTAGTACAACCAGCGATGGGTCTGTGGCCGCAATTGAAAACGGCTTTGTGCTAACCGGCCCAAACTTTCCCGGCGGAACCAACAACACCGCTTCGTACACCGCTGTCGCCATGTCTGACTTCACCTATTCGGCCTTGTGGCACTACACCACCCAGGATGGTCCCGTCTTTGACCGTCCGCTCTTCCTTATCAACGGCGTAGAGACCTTGCTAGTTCAACCAAACGGCGGCAACGATGTGCAGGGGTCTATCCAGATTGACTTGCATGCCGGGGATGTATACGGCTGGGCAATCAACGCAACCGATTCATGCTGCGGCGTTGGAATGCTGGCCATTACCGACCCGACCTATGTAAACGCTTCGCCAAGCGCAGAGCCATCCATTGACCCAACACCAAGTCAGGAGCCAACCTATGAGCCAACACCAGAGCCAACCCCGCCGAGTCCAGACCCATCACCGGAACCAACGCCACCTAGCCCGGAGCCGTCGCCAGAGCCTACGCCACCATCCCCCGAGCCTACGCCAGAGCCTACGGTGGAACCTAGCCCTGCTCCTACTCCTAGCCCTGAGCCTAGCCCTACACCGGTCGTAACCGCGACACCACCACCTAGCCCGACCGAGCCTCCACCAAGTCCAACAGAGCCGCCAGCGTCACCGACAGAGCCTCCGCCATCCCCAACCGAACCCCCGCCACCTATCTTTGACATTGAGTTGCCCAACCCGGCCGCAGCCGTTGGCGAAGCCATTGAGGCGCTTGCAAACTTGGGCAATGACTTGACCCCAGAACAGAAAGAGGAAGCAGCGCGTACAATCGTTCCTGCAATCGTCATTACGCAAGTGGCCCAGGCCGCAGCAGCAACGGCGGCAGCAGCAGCCCAATCTTCGGGCGGCAGTTCAACCCCATCAGGGGGAGGCGGAAAGGGCAATAGCAATGAAGCGAAAACTCGTAGACGCGATTCTTGATACGGCCGCCTCATCCTGGACCTGGCTTGGCATGATTGTGGCCTTTGCCGTGACTCCGGACGGGAGCACAAAGGACAGCATTGGCGGTGCTATTGTTGGTCTGTTGATCCTATGGCTACTTACAGGCCCGCTACGGTGGGGAAGGGACTAAGACATGAGCGCAGCCGACCACATTGAGCAGATTCACGCGCAGGGGTGGACCCGAGTTGATACGGCCCCGGACGAATGGGTAGCCGTTGTTCCCAACGACGACAACAGCGCGTTTGGCGGCACGCTTTGGAAGCGTGGCTCCGATGGGGCCGACTATGCCGAAGGCGTAACCGAAGGCCACCCTGTAAGCGCGGCGCTTGACTTTGAGTCCGCCGGCCGTGCAATTGCGGTCCTCATTAAGAAGGAAATTGAGGGATGAAGTACAAGGTCAAGAGCCAGTTGTATTCCGACCAAGAGGCCATTAAGCAGGGCATCCTGCTCACGGGTCACTATCACTCGTTCCAGTTGGCCACCGTTGGTCGGCGCACCTGGATGAAATGCCCAGCCATGGACTCCGGCTCTGAATGGTTTACCGAGCGATACGGCATCGGTGATTCTCTGGCCGGCGGGTTGAC